TAGGTAAATAAATGGCATTAACTGGAGCATTAATTGGATTTGGTGCAGGCGCGGCAGGTGTTTTAGCCGCAGGCATTTCTAGCATAGTTATTGGGGCTGTAGCAGGAGCGGCGGCGGGTGCTGTTTTCGATTATGTAATGGAAGGCATTATTGAGGATGCACAAGCTGACACTATGAGTGGCAGAACAGTAACTGGTCGTGACCCGACAGCATCAAGAAAAATAGCGTATGGAGAATGTCGAACTGGTGGCACTATTGTTTATTTAGCTAATGGTGGCGATAGCAATGAATACCTACACCAAATGACTTGCTTTGCAGTTGGTGAAGTCGAAAGCATAGAAGAAATTTGGTATGGCGACAAACTTGTAATGAAGCTAGATTCTGGTGTTCCTAAATATTATGATGAATGGAGCGAAGGCACTTCACCTTCAACACTGCCTAAACACACATATATTGAAACCAAGACGGGTGCAGATAACCAGATTGCTGTAACAGGAGAAGGAGCTGTACAAATGACAGCAGTATCTTCTTCAAGTAATGACACGATGCAAATGCGGATTAAAGGACGTAATGCCAGTAATGTTGCAATTGAAGAGGATGTATATCTTACAGGAACAAGTGGAGTAACTACTACAGCATCATTTGTGAAAGTAACAGCGGCAGTTCTCATTTCAGGCACTAATGCAGGAACAATCACTATTGGTGCTAATGGCAGAACATTTGCTTCTTTTGCTCCCTCAAGAAGAAACACACAAACAAGCCTTTATAGTTTACTTGGAAAAGACTTGCCTAATCAATGGTCAGCAAATCATAGATTGTTAGATATTTGTTATGCTTACACGAGATTTGATTTAGATGAAGGGCATCCTTACGATGGACAACCTAATGTAACCGCTAGAATAAAAGGGCGCAAATTATATGACCCTAGAAAAGATAGCACATCTTCTATTGGTGGTTCTGGCAGTCACCGACCTGATAACCCATCAACTTGGGAATATTCAAACAACTCAGCACTAGTTATTCTTGATTATCTAACTGACAGTGAATATGGCGCAAATATATCGCATGATGATATAAATTACCCTGCTTTAGAAATCGCACTTGATATATGCGATGAGAATGTAACTACTGCAGATGGCACGCAAAAACGATACACTTGCGATGGCATTATAGATACTGCCTCAAGCCTGAGAAATAATGTCGCATCTATACTTTCTAGCATGAATGGAAAGATTACTTTTTCTGGCGGTCAATTTTTTATCGACGCCTATGCTTATAAAACTCCGCATAGCGTAGTAGTTGATGAAGATATGATGCTCGGTAGTTTTACGATAAGAACAAAACAAAGTAAACGTGATACTTATAATCAAGTGCGCGGAACTTTTATGTCTGCATTAGATAATTTCCAAATGTCTGAATTTCCCACAAAAAAAGTCAGTCAGTATGTTGCTGATGATGGAGAAGTTTTAGAACTTGAAATGAAATTAAACATGACTACTGATGTAGAAGCCGCCCAGAGATTAGCAAGATTAACTTTATTGCGTTCCCGAATGCAAGATACTCTAAAGATGCAGTTAAACATGAAAGGTCTGCAGTATAGAGTTGGTGATAATATTAAGGTAAGTAATACTAAATTTGGTATTGTCGAAAAAGAATTTGAAATTACAAGGTTGTCTATAAAACCTGACATAGAAAATGGAATTGTTGTTGACATTGAAGGTAGAGAAACGCAAGAGTCTATATTTGATTGGCAAAGCAGTTATGCAGATGCTTATGATTCTGGCAATACAATCCAACTTTATGACCCAAATTATTCTCCCCCTGTTACTGCTATGAGGGTTTTGCCAGTTCATTTTAGAGGTTTTGATGATGTTGGTTATCTTGTGCCGCTCGTGGGGTTCAGGGTTTCTTGGGATGCTTTTGCCGATGAACATACTAGATACCAAGTACAAGCATATGCAAATGGTCGAGGCAGTACGGCTACCACTCGTCTTCCGTATGAAAATTTTGTTGATATAAAAGATTTGGAACAAAATACAGAATATGAAATAGAAATAATAGCTTTCAGATATCAATATCCAAGTATTAGATATACAGAAACACACAGAACTGGTCGTAGTACAGATATAGGTGGCGGCACTTACAGCTATACCTCTAGCAACACTGTTGCGGAAATGACTGAAAGTGATTTTCAAAGTTATTTTGGTAAATTTGCACAATCAGGCGACCAACTAACAGTCCTGCAAATTGATGAAGTTACGGAACAAATAGTGGATTCAAGAACGTATGTTTTCCAACCTGTATTTAGATACAGTGATATTACTGGTTACACACAAGCTGGTAAGTTCGGCAATTTTCCAAATAGAAGTGAAAATGTCAATTCTGTTTTTACGTCATTAGTAACTGCTACTGTAGCTTTTGAAGATGTCACTTGGTCTGTTGCCGTGAAGTTTGGTAGTTTTGTTTGTTCTGACCCAAGTGTCACGACTTTTTCAAATTTATCTATAACAGAGATGATTGATAATAATGCTTCGGGTAGTCAAGCAAGGGTTAGGCTTACACTTACACCAACTGTTGCTGATGCAAGAGTAGCCGCAAGCCTAAGCTATGACCATCCAGTTTATTACGAAACTGGCACAATTGAAATAACAGCATCATGGGATAATCAAACGCACACAGAAGAACTTTCTTTGTTTGTAGCAATGCAGATGGATACATAAAATGCCTTTTATTGAAAGAGATAAACACATATCAGGAAACATGGTCATTGATGGCACATTGACTGCTGACCAAATCAAAACCAACTCGCTGACTGCTAATAAGTTTACAGGTGCAACACAAGAAAGCTACTACAACTATTTTGATGCTCAATCAATCGGCTTTAATACCTACGTTACTTTGCATGAGTTTGAGATTCCTTCTACTGAATTAGACCTAGTTAAAGGTCGACATATAGCAGTTGATTGGTATGGATTGTTAATCACAGGCACTTCGTCAACAGTAGGAAGCACAATCTATTTATATATTGAAGTGCAAGTGCCTACTGATACACCTAGCTTTAGAGGCATAGGTATAGCAACTCACGATAGTTACCCTGTATCTGGTTTCCAAAGAGTATGGGTTGAAGGTCAGGTTTTGAACAGATTTGGTGTAGGTCAGGTTGGGGGTTCATCTACTTATAGAACCTACAGAAACTTGCACTATGTGGAAAATGAAGAACAAGCTCAACTCGTAGTAAATGGTACTTTTAGTGGTTCTATATCTACTAACTGGACTGCTGTTGGCGGCTCACTGGTTAACCAGTTTGGCTCACTAGCCTTGATTGAACAAGATGACAATTCAGACAGGGCGTATTTTTACCAAGCAGTAACAGTTGAAGCAGGTCAACGCTATCTGTTCAGTGCGAATAACAGTAGCTACAGCACTGCATCTGGAAAATTACACATTTCTACAAGCACAGACATTGAAGATGCTATTTATTCTTCAGTTGATTACAGCAGTTCTAGTAGTGCTACAGATAAAAAAATAATCACAATCCCATCAGGCACTACGACTGTTTACGTGATGGGCGAGGTTACATCTACAACCGATGGTGACCAGCATTCTTTTGATAACTTTAGTCTAAAAAAATTAATCAATAAAACTTATGTTGATATTTCAACAAGTGGCGGTGCTGTTGTATCTACATCAAACCCGACACAGATTTACCATCATCCTTTCGGCAGTGCATCTGGTGGCACTTGGGCTGTCGTTACTCAAAGAATAATGAGTTTTAGGTCTAACCCATATACTAGTTATTTTAATATGAGGGCAGATGCTTACTTAGGCATTGAGCGTATTAATTTGAAATGCAGAATAAGGGCTAGACACTTTTTCAGTGGTGATACAATTACAACTCAAGATGGTGTTGTTAATGTTGAATCAAGAATGACAGGGGAGCAACACGAGTCATGATAGTTATAGGATATGAACAAAAGATAACTGCTGAGCCGTATCACGAATATATAGAGGTGAGCAGACACAGCACAAAAGAAGATGCTGAAACTGCTATGGCAGATGTGCAAACCGCACAAGCAAACAATGCTGATTTGCTGTTATACTTTTACGGAGTAGCAACAAGCGATTCAGAGTACAAAATAAATTTAGTTATAGACCCAGAATAGAGGCAATACAATGTCAGCAGGAAACTACGATATAACGATAGACCAAGGTTCAGACTTTAAACTGACTTTGGTTATTAAAGATGGCGGTGCAGTTAGAGACTTAGATGGGCATTTAGCCAGAGGGCATTTGCGCGAGTCTAAAGATTCTAGCCGATATTGGGCTTTCGATTTTAGCGACAGCAGTTACGACAGCAGTGGAACACTAGTAATGAAGATGGCGAATGATGTGGTTGCTGATGATGCATCTACTGTACTGTCAGAGGGAAACTATTTTTACGATGTCGAAATATACACTGCTAGTGATGCGACAGTAGAGCGAATATTACAAGGCAAGGCAAAGGTCACAAGAGAGGTGACTAGATAGTGGGTGTCTCAGTTACTGAAAATGTAACGACTGTAACAGCGACAGGTGATGTAACTGTAGAGATTACAGAAAACACCACCAGTGTTGCGGTGTCTGATAACACAGCTACTCTTACTGTTCAGCCATCTGCAACATCTGTATCTGTAACAGGTAACACAACAGCTATTAATGTTACTAGCACAGATACTGGAATAAATGTCACAAGTGATTTTATTGGAACAAGCGGCAATCAGAGAATCGAACAAGGCACGCTTTACATCGAATTAGACAAGGCAGATGGTCAAACAGATGGTGTTTATAATGACATAAGCAGAGGCTTATTAAGATTAGCAACTACAAACAGAAACAATGCAGGGCAGTTTATACAGTTTAGAGACAGTACTACTGGTGGCACTTGGGATAGAACAGGTGGCATTGGGATGAGAACTAATATACCTGCCAGTAGCCTGTTTATTGGCGCAGTTAATGTTGGATTGCATTTCACATCCGCCTACGGCACAAGTTTTATTCTTCCTTGTGATGAACAAGGAAATAATAATTATAATGCCCAATTAGGTGCGGCTGGCATTCCATTTGTGGATATATATTCACAAGATGGCACAGTATCCACATCAGATAAAACAAAGAAACAAAACATAGAAGAACTGAGTGAATCTGAAAATAATGTGGCTTTAGCTTGTAAGGGGTTGCTTAGAAAGTATAAATGGAAAACAGCCGTTGAAGAAAAGGGCAATGATGCTCGATGGCATTTTGGAATCATGGCTCAAGACTTACAGACAGCATTTTCTGATGGCGGTTTAGATGCGAGTGATTACGGAATATTTATCAAAGAAGAAACAGAAGTTGATGGTGTTGTAGAAACTACATACGCTGTTCGCTATAATGAACTTTTGGCATTTATTATTGCCGCTATTTGAAGGAATTACCATGTTAGCCGAAGAAACAAAACAAAGCCTAGACGTAATCGCGGCATCCACTGGCATAATGTCTTTAGCGGCTTGGTTGCCACCTTTGGCTAGTTTATTCACTATCATTTGGTTAGGTATTAGAATTTACGAATCTGACACAGTGCAAAAAATTGTTTTTAGAAAGTGAAGAAATTATTTTTATTATTTTTTTTGGCATTGCCTGCATTTGCTAACCAACAAGATGGGTCGCTAAATACCTATCATGGCGAAAATAGCACTACAAATTCAAACAATCAAACCACAGACACATCGACTAGCAACACATACAATGGCGCAGGTTCTTCTAGTGAAATCCCTGTAGGTTCTGCAATAAGCCCAACCTTTATGTCTAACGGTTCAGACACTTGTTTGAAAGGCACAGCAGGTTCAGTTCAGACAGTGGCTATTGGGTTTAGTTCAGGCGGTTATACTTTAGACGTAGACTGCACAAGATTAAAATATTCAAGGATGCTATCTACATTAGGATTAAAGGTCGCATCTGTATCAATGCTATGCCAAAGCGTAGATGTTTTTCGCTCAATGCTTTTGGCAGGCAGTCCATGTCCGATAATAAACAATGGGCGCTTAGTAGCGGGGAAACGCGGGTTGATGTTGATTAAACAGAATCCTAATTTATATATTCCTGATTACAAAGGAAACCAAGAGTATTATAACGGTATCCTACAGATAGGCGAGGTGAGCGAAAATGTGGAAGAAGATAATAGTTCTATTAGCGATAAGTTCCGTAGCACAAAGCAACGAACTGAATGAACTTTTAGATAGTAGCACAAACATAGTAAACCAAATTGAAACTGGCATAAAATTAACTGGTGCGGCTACCGATTACGCGCACACTGGTGGCGGTTTATCTGATGGCACATTGTCTAGCACTGCTCACATAAGCACAGAACAAGTTGATGCTTACAACACAGCATTGAGTAATTATTCTGGTTATCAGCCCTACGGTGATGTTCGTCAAGTGCTCAATGATATGGCAATGGAATCACTAGAGCAAATGGATACAGCTATCGATACATTTACCGAAGTCGTAGTAGATATGATTTCAGTACAACAAGTTGCAGAAAAAGCAGAAACAGCAACAACACCAAAAGAACAAGAAGAATTGCAGACATTTGTTGCTCAAAATGAAGAAATGCTAAAAATAGAACAACAAGACGTAGAAACGTATAACCAAGCAGTAGATGATATCGAAACAAATGCTAATGAAGCATCAGCGTACCTTGCTGTCGCTAATAGTGAAGCGGCAGATTACCTGCAACAATCTATAGAAGACAACAACACCACATCTGCTGACGTTAATATTTTTTATGATTCTAATCAGCAATGGGTAGCGATGGGGTACAATACAACTAGAAACCTTACTGCTGTATACTTAAATGGTAATGATGCTTTTGGTTTAGATTTGTACTACAGCGAAGCAGATATTCTTGCGCTTGGAACAGAATCAGAGTTTTATAAAACATCGCCAGTAGCACAAGGCTATAATTGTTTTTTCAATTTGGATTGTGAGTAATGATAGAAGATAGCGAATTAAAATTAGGCGGGCAAACATTTAAAGGAGCATGGAT